TTGCTTGGGCAACTGCGTATTGAGCAAACGGCACAAGGCGCGGATGGTGGGTATGTTGCCCTTGACACTTGTGCTGTCGGCTCTACATCTCCAACTGAACGCCTACGCATCGACAGCGGCGGCGCTGTACAGTTGTCTGCTGGTGGGTTTTTCTATGCAGACTATATAAGGGCTACAAGCGATACAAATACCGGCATAAATATGACAGGGAGCGATATTATAGGCTTCCAAACTGCTGGCGCTGAAGCTATGCGCATCAACAGCAGCGGCAACGTGGGCATCGGGACTGACAATCCTAGTGATGCATTACATATATATAGAGCAACAGGTGATTGCGCTTTAGTACTTGAAACAGGACAAGACAGTGGTGCTGCTGAGCCTAATATCTATTTAAAAGGTTATGCAACAAACTCAGAGCCCACTATTTATTTTGGCGATAGATTCGGTTATCCCGGATTAATTAAATATGACAATGTTGATGACCATATGCACTTCAGCACGAATGGCTCAGAACGCATGCGCATCAACAGCAATGGCAAAGTGGAGGTGATTGCTAGCGGTCAGACATATGTGCACCATATTAACAACGGTACATATTCTTGGCTGACGGGAACCGATGGTAATAACTACAATTTTTATTCAGCAGAAGGCACGTTGCGTGGAAAATTAACTGTTGCTGGCGTGTTCACTGATACTTCAGACCAAGCGTATAAAAAAGACATCAAAGATATTGGATATGGACTTGCAGAAGTTAAGCAATTGCAGCCTCGCGCCTACAAGATGGAAGTCAATGATGAAGACCAACTAGGTTTCATTGCTCAAGAAATGGAACAGGTTATTCCTGAAGTTGTTTCTGGCGAAGAAGGCAGCAAAGGCTTGGCATACGGACATCTTGTGCCTGTACTAGTCAAAGCAATGCAAGAACAGCAAACCCTAATTGAATCACTAACAGACCGCATAGCACAACTGGAGAACAACTAATGCAATGGACAGTATCCACAATGGACAGAACCCTAAACGACGGCGACCTAAGCGACGTTGTAACTGTACTGCACTGGCAATGTACGGACTCAGATGGTGACCATTATGGCCGCTGCTACGGCACTGTGGGGCTAGAAGCACCAGATGCAGACAGCTTCACAGCTTACGCAGACATTTCTGAAGCAGATGCTATTTCATGGGCTAAAGCAGCCATTGGTGAAGAACAGGTCGAAGCATACCAAGCATCAGTGGCTAGTCAGATTGAACTTAGTAAGAACCCAGTGAGCGCAGCAGGAGTACCGTGGTAATGAGCGAAGAAAACAAGGTCGTAATTAACGACGAAGAGTACAACTTCGGTGATTTGAAGGTCGAGACTCAGGCTCATATCGCAAGAGTCGCAGAGATCCGTCGTGAAATCGCTGCACTGCAACAGCAGATCGCAGAGCGTAACGTATTGCTGCAAGCGTATACCCAGAGCATCGTTGAAGGTGTACAGCCTGTTGAAGAGCCTGAGACGGCACAAGGTCTGCCCGAAGGCTTTAAGGAACACTAATGAGTTTGTTTGAAATCGTGACTACCCTAACCACATTGTCCGTCGTTGCATCTGCTGTATGCGCCGTCACGCCAACTCCAAAAGATGACGCCTTTTTAGCAACCTATGTGTACCCCGTAATAGAAGCCTTGGCACTCAATGTTGGTAAAGCAAAAGAATAACTATGTGCTATCTCGCGATGGCAGAGGAATGGGGCTTGGATAAAGGTGATAAGGCATTGAACCAGATCTCTACTCACGAGCAAGTGTGTGAGCAGCGTTACCTGCGGATTGAGGAACGTCTTGCAAGTGGGTCTAGGCGGTTTGATGAGCTTGAAGCAAAGATAGACACTGTATCCAATAGGTTATGGTGGATTATCGGTTTAATTGTAGTGAGCATTTTAGTGCCACAATTTTTAGGAGGTTGACATGTCAGATGAAGGAACAATTAAAGTCCCAACGTGGGCCTTACCTATTGGCGCTGCTGCGCTGTCAGGCGCGATGGTCTGGGGTGCTAGTCAGGCGCAAGCACAGGCTACACAAGAAGAAGTAGACCGCATTGAAGCTGCTGTCGTGAGTGTTGTTGAAGAGGCTCAGGCCACGGGAAAATTAGCGGCAGTCAATGCGACAAAGATAGAGGCTATCGTCGATTCATTGGCGGAGCAGAGCGAGACAGCGAAGGCATCAGATCAGAAACTTCAGCAATTAATCGAAATTATGCTGAAGAATCAGAACTAGAGTACAACCCCGCCAGCCCGAATTTGTTTTGCGATTTGCGGGAGTGGCGAATGTTAGAGCTAGTCAATCCTCCTGCATACCGTCACTGCCTTGCATTGGCGTGGTTACGATACAACCACCGGCAGTGCGGGTATGGCGCACAGATCTACATACAGAACACGATGCCGCGTGTTTTAGGCACAGCACATCAGCTTGATGTAGAACTGCTTACTTGGGACTTGGTTAAACCTAAGTCCGTCAAGGTGCAGGCTGTTAAGCAGAAGCGGAGGCTGTGATGGATGTTCCACCAGTATTCCCGAATAGCGTCAACGCACCGTCAGAGGTTGTGGTCAAGGACAAGATACATAGGCTGTTGCGGCTAGATCAGATCAGTCGCACCCGCACCGATAAAGTAGAGGCGTTGACTGAATACAGCCAGACTTATTACTACTATAAAAATGGCCAAGTTCTTTCTACTATTGTGAAGGTTGAAGATCAGATTTCATTGGACATACGCGCATGACCATGATGATTTTTGTATTAATTGTTTTGGAACGTGGGCAACCCACAGGCGAAGAGTTGTATTTTAGAGAACTGACCTCGTGTCTAGAATACTCCAAGGCGCTTAACGCTCAGTCTGTAGGCAAGATAAACGAGCTACTAAGTAATAATAGCTACTTTAAGACTTACTGCCGTGTGAGAGAGATACCAACGTCAGAAGCAGGCACCAAGATACTGTTTCGTGACCCCGCCAGAAAGGATGATGACTAATGCCAGAAATATCTTCAATCAGTCGAGTCGGCACAACAGAGCCTTTTGAACTACAAGTAAAGCGCGGTCAAGTTGGTTGGCACTATGCTATTTTTAAGTTTGGATTCAACCCAGATGTTGATGACAGTCTTGAAACGGTATGGGCTGAAGGTGGTCTGTATAGCTATATCGAAACTGCTACGGTGCTCAAAGTATCTAGCTCTTCCACTGATGACGCTTCTGCTGGAACAGGGGCGCGTACCGTTACCTTGTCTGGCTTAGATGCCAACTATGCAGAAGTTACCGAAACTGTAACTTTGAACGGCCAAACAGTGGTCAACACCACAAATACTTATATCCGTATCAACCGTATGGTGGTAAATACTGCTGGTTCTAGTGGACAGAACGCAGGTGTCATTTATGCAGGCGATGGCACTGTTACGTCGGGTGTTCCTGCTGAAAAGTACGCAACTATTGCGGTAGGTGATAATCAAAGCCTAATGGCATTGTGGACAGTGCCCGCAGACCACACGGCTTATCTACTTCAAAAAGACATCACTGCTGCTACGACACAAAATAACAAATACGCAAACATTCATTTGGTTGCGCGGCCTTTTGGCGAAGTGTTCCAAACGAAAGACAAACACGTTATTGATAATGGCGCGTTGCATCAGAGTTACAGTGTGCCTTTGAAGTTTGAAGAAAAAACAGACATAGAGGTTCGATGTATTGGAGATTCCTCTGGTGCCAACATAGCGGTATCTGCTGGCCTTGACATCATCTACATCCGAAATGGCGACAGTTTATGAGTCCTAAGAAATTAGAGCCGAAATCGCGGTATGCTCAGTACGACCTAGATGGAGATGGGGTCGTGAGCGATGAAGAATTGGCGCGAAATCAAGAACTTGTTGAGATCGAACTGCGTGAAGAGAAAGCAGACAGTCAACGACGAATGGCTTGGGTGTCTCTTAGCAGTATGGTCGTTTACGCTCTTTTACCACTCATGCCATTTATCCCAGAGTCTCGTTTGTCCACTCTGGCTTCTCTAAGTGACATGCTGTTTCTTAGTCAGGCGAGCATTGTAGGGCTATACTTTGGCGCTACAGCGTACATGGCAAAACGATGAGCATACTTGGATCAATCATAGGCCCAGCTACTCAGCTACTAGATAAGGTAATTGAGGACAAGGACGAGAAGAATCGTATCGCCTTTGAGTTGAGCACTCTTGCAGAACGCCATGCCAATGAGTTGGCCAAGGGGCAGCTAGAAGTCAACAAGGTAGAGGCTGCACATAAGTCGTTATTTGTTGCCGGGTGGCGACCGAGTATCGGTTGGTGCTGTAGCTTGGGCCTTCTGTATCATGTACTGATAGCGCCGATTGCAGGTATCTGGGTAGAAGTTCCAGAGATAGACCCGTCGCTGCTGATGACTACTATGACCGCGATGTTAGGTCTCGGCGCTATGAGGAGCTACGAGAAGACCAGAGGTGTGAGCAGGGAGAAGTAATGACAAAACTAATTGAAATGCTGAAGCTGCATGAGGGTGTCCGCAGTCATGTATACCTGTGCTCCGCCGGGTATGAAACTTTAGGCGTTGGCCGCAACATCAGCGAATCTGGTCTTGGCTTGTCAGATGATGAGATTGAATACCTCTTAAACAACGATATTAAGCGCGTGCGAGAAGAACTTGAAGACACCTATTTCTGGTTCCCCGCACTCAACGAAGCGCGACAAGATGCGATGATTGACATCTGTTTCAACCTTGGCCTCACCCGATTGCGGGGATTTGTTAACGCTTTGGAGGCGATGTCTCGCGAACAATTTGATATTGCAGCCGATGAGTTTATGGACAGTCGGTGGGCCACTCAGGTAGGCAACCGTGCCGTTGAGGTGACTGAGATGATCCGCACAGGGGAGTATCATTAATGGCTTTGCAAAAGTTTATCTTCAACCCTGGCATAAACAAAGAAGGCACTGACTACACAGCAGAAGGCGGGTGGTTTGACGGCAACTTGGTGCGCTTTAGAAAAGGATTTCCTGAAAAAATAGGAGGTTGGGAAAAGTACATTACTGAAACGTACAACGGCACAGGCAGAAAGCTTCTGGGTTGGGTTGCGCTTGATGGTACGAAGCTACTTGCTCTAGGAACTCGCACCAAGCTGTACATACAGGAGGGCGCTGGCTACGACGATATCACCCCCATAAGAAAAACATCTACAAACAGCATTACGTTTGCTGCTGTAAATGGCTCTTCTACGCTTACAGTTACAGATTCAAGCCATGGCGCAGCTAAGGGAGACTTTGTCACCATATCTGGCGCTGTATCCTTGGGCGGCAACATAACAGCTGAAGTATTAAATCAAGAATACGAAATAGCCACTATCGTTGACACAAACAGTTACACGATTACAGCAAAAGACACGAGTGGCGCAGCTGTTACAGCCAACGCTTCTGATACAGGCAATGGCGGTTCGGGTGTTGATGGGTCTTATCAAATCAATGTCGGCTTAGATGTGTTTGTTGCTGGTTCGGGGTTTGGCGCTGGTGCCTGGGGTGCTGGTGGCTGGGGTTCTACAAGCGCAATCAGTGCATCTAATCAGTTAAGATTGTGGTCGCTGGATTCATTTGGTGAAGACTTGTTGTCTTGTGTGCGAGGTGGTGGCATTTTCTACTGGGACTACACAAGCTTCTCTTCTAGAGCACTTCCTTTAACATCCTTAACTGGCGCTAATCTTGCCCCAACTGTGGGGCTGCAAGTGCTGGTATCTGATGTTGATAGACACGCGATCGTTCTAGGTGCAGACCCAATTGTGAGTGGCGCTAGGTCCGGGTCTGTTGACCCACTGCTGGTTGCTTTCTCCGATCAAGAGAATGCTGCTGAGTGGGAACCATTATCCACAAACACCGCAGGTTCACTGCGCTGTTCAGCTGGCTCACAAATTATTGGTGGCCTTAGAGCAAGACAGGAAACGCTTATATGGACTGACGTTGCGCTGTATAGCCTGCAGTTTATTGGGCCTCCATTAACGTTTGGCTTGAACTTGATCAATGAAGGTGTGAGCTTGATTGGGCCTAACGCTGTGGTGAATACACCATCTGGCGTATTTTGGATGGACAAGAAGGGTTTTTACTCGTACCAGGGAGCGGTTCAGCCACTGTCTTGTAGCGTGCATTCTTATGTGTTTGATGACTTAAATGAAGGCCAAGCATTCCAAGTCTTTGGGTTTGTTAACAAACAGTTTGATGAGGTTGGTTGGTTCTATTGTTCATCAGATTCAGACGTAGTTAATCGTTATGTGGCCTACAACTATCTAGAACAAACTTGGTCTATTGGCCAGCTATCTCGCACAGCTTGGCTTGATGAGGGCATAGAGTCGTTCCCTAGGGCTGCAGCATACGGATCAGACAGCAACAGCAATTTGATCTACAAGCACGAAACTGGGTTTGATGACGATGGCTCTCCAATGGACAACGTGTTTATTGAGAGCGCAGATTTTGATATTGGAGAAGGTGAGGACTTTCAATTTGTGCGTAGGTGTATACCAGATGTGAAGTTTACAGGTGACGGTGAAAACCAAACAATAAACTTTGTGTTAAAGGCAAGAAACTTCCCAGGTAACACATTGACCACGGATCAAACGTCCACGATCACCAGCACCACCACCAAAGTAGATACTCGAGCTAGAGCGCGCCAAGCGGTTGTGCGATTTGAGTCTGATGATGACGGCACAACAGGTGTTCGCACGGGTGTTGGGTTTAGAATTGGTGGCACCCGTTTAGATATACAGCCTAATGGGCGGCGATGAGCAAGTTACTACAAGGCAGATTACCGTTTGTTAATGCCAACGCTAATGTAAATGGCGTTACTTTTAACAAGGCGGTTCGGCTTTTAGAAATAAGCTTGGATGCCTTTGATCCAGACGCAACAGCGCAATTCACTGAAAACAAAAGAGATACTTTAAAATTCAACGCTGGTGATCTAATCTGGAACACGACTATAAATGCTTTGCAAGTGTATGATGGCGATAACTGGATTACTTTAACCAGCGCGAATCTTTCATTAGAAGCACAAGGTCAGGTTGGTTCTGTTCAAGTTGTTAATGAAGGAGCAATCGTAGTGAGTGTAGGTTCATGACAAAACTATGTGCAAGAGGCAAGGCAGCGGCCAAGCGTAAGTTCAAGGTATACCCGTCAGCGTATGCAAATGCTTATGCCAGCAAAATTTGTGCGGGCAAAATTAAAGACCCCTCTGGCTTGAAGCGTAAAGACTTCAAAGGCCCGAAGCCAAGAAACATGAACGCTGGCGGATTTGCCGCTAAGCGCGCTCGTGTAATAGACCCTAGAGGATTCAGTGGCATGATGCCGAGTAAGCGTGGGAGAACAAGACTCTCATGAGCCTGAAAGAGTGGTTTGGCAAAGGCCCAAAAGGTGATTGGGTAGATATTGGGGCACCGAAGAAAGGCGGTAAGTTCCAAAAGTGTGGCCGTGCCAAAGTAAAGGGTTCAAAGCGCAAGTATCCAAAGTGTGTGCCGCGGTCAAAAGCGAAGTCTATGACTGAGGGCGAGCGACGTAGTGCTGTTGCGCGCAAGCGTGCAAAGCCACAAGGTGTGAGCGGCAAGCCAACGAATGTGAAGACATTTACATCGCCTGCTTCTGCGAAGGGCCGTCGTATTGTAAAGAAAGCAGATGGCGGCGAAGTTCGCCGTAACCATCGTGGTTGTGGCGCTGTTATGTCTGATCGACGTAAGCGGACAAGGTACTCCTGATGTTTAGACGATACGCAGAAGAGTTTTCAAACGGAGGCGCTGTTAAGAAAAGACGCCCCGATAACATGCCGAAGCGCAATAAAAAGAACTTTCGCCCTACAAAACAAGGCGCTGGCATGACAGAAGCTGGTGTAAAAGCGTATCGTAAAGCCAATCCTGGTAGTAAACTCCAGACTGCTGTGACGGAGGATAAGCCTACAGGTAAGCGAGCAGCGCGTAGAAAGTCTTTTTGCGCACGATCTGCAGGGCAAATGAAGAAGTTTCCAAAAGCAGCAAAAGATCCTAACTCTAGGCTCAGACAAGCCAGACGGCGATGGAAGTGTTAAGCAGGTGAGTAACTGATATGGGAATGAGTAGATCTGAAAAAGAGATTGCAGCAGCGCAAAAAGAGTTGCGCGAACAAACGTCTAAAGCGGTCAAAGATTTCGACACATCTGGTGGCTTTCAACGTTTTGCTCCAAGTCAGCTGCAAAATCTTAGGCCAGAATTAAAAGGCAGCACCTCCTTCTTAGGTGGCGGGGTAAGCCCATACGCGCAGTCTATGGCGTATCAACGCCTACCTGGGATGACATATGCCAACCTTCCAGGCACAACCACCGCATTCTACCCACAAGCAAACATACCAACTGCACCAGTCGCTTCGGCTCCTCCACCGACAACAGGAACCACCGCTCCTTTGTATAAATCCATTCCTGCAACGGAAACTGATCTAATTAATGACACAGATGTCACAAGAAGAGAAAACGAGCTTCTTCTTGCTGAACTTATAGGGGATGAAAACGAAAGACGCTTTGAAGAAGCGGGTAATGAGCTTGCTAACATGAGAGAGTTTGAAAGAACTCTTGCTTTTGAAAAAGCAATCAGAGAAGGCCCATTCAAATTACCAGACTATGAAGATCTGATTGATGAAGAAAACCGTATGATCACCATGGCTGATGGCGGCATTGCAAGTTTACCTGTTGAAATGAGCGCAGGAGGAACTCTTGCTGCGCCCGGTCAAACACTAGGCGGCACCCCAGCTGGCGGATTGATGAGCCTTGATGTGGGCGGAGTTGGTGGCGCTGGAGTTGGCATGAATCCAACAATGCCTTCGCCTGTTGAAACCCCTTCAGATCAAAAAGAATCTTCAAAAAAACAAAGTCGATATGCCAACATGACTAAAGAGCAGTTAATTGCTCTTTTGGAACAACAAAACAAGTCAGACCTTGGTGCTGAGCTTACCGCTTTGGGCAAAGCATTAACGCCTCAACCATTGGCTGATGGTGGAGATGTCGATTTCCCTCGTATGAATGGCCCGATATCTGGCCCAGGCACAGAGACATCTGATGATATTCCTGCAATGCTTAGCGATGGCGAGTTTGTCGTAAACGCTAAAGCTGTTCGTGGCGTCGGTAGAATGAATGGCGCTGGTAAATCTAAAGAAGAACAACGCCGTGAGGGCGCTCGCATGATGTATGCCTTACAGAAGGCGGGCGAGCAAGCGATGAGGAAAGCGTAATGGCTAGTACAGGTGTAACAGATACCAGTATACCCGTAATAATGCCCCAGGCGGGGCAGACCTATGCCGATCCAGCAATGGAGATGGCGACAAGAAATATTCTTGC